CGCTTGTAGGGGCCTGGTGCAGGTTTCTTTTGTTATAAAAGTCTTTTATCAGCTTCTGAAAACTGGCTGCGCCAGAAAGACCTTGATGGTCCTTTACAACAGTGCTGAACGGACTGGTAGAGCAGTGACTGGAAATCCCAAAGACAGTCACCTCACGGTCCGCGCGAGCCAATTCCTCCTTTCTTTTCTTCTCCCACGCGTCGGCGAGGCACTTCAAAGTCAGTGTTTCCTCGCGTGGTTTTTTCGGCTCGAGAGTACGTATCGATGCGCGCACCGATAACTCCCCACACTTGACAGCCTTTATCTTCTTCCTTTTGCTTGCGTTCCTTGCGTTCAGGGCTTTTGCTTCCAGGAAGATTTGGGACTGCCGAATGGCCCTAACCCGGTCACGGATTACCTCAGCCTCTTCTACTATTGTCATGTCGTAATCATCGGGCAATGATACGGTAGGGAAGAGGTTGGTGTCCATCGGCGCTCTCGAAGTCGGACGGGAAGCCAGGGCGTCTTTTATTTTCTTGTCCTTCACAAGGGCTCGTCGATAGTCACGAGGGATACGGTGCACTATCTTCTGTGATGCCTTCGCTAAACGCGAGACATTACTTCGGACAATGGCCACAAACCCCGCTTTCGTCGACGAGGATTCCCTTGCAAATCCTATAACGTCCTGGACCTCCGCTCCCATCCATAGAGCGGACACATTTGTTTTCTTTTGAAGAGTGCACCTATCAAAACAGGTGGAGTTAATCTCGGCGGTCACCGGGCTCGAAAGGGTCTTGCTCCAGTTGGATTTTAAGCCAACTTTTGCGCCCTCCCGGAATATACCGCCCGCGAGATCTCCGCTGCTGGTGCTCTTCGTTAATAAATCATCACCGTTAATCAAGCACGGGTGCTTGCGCCACTCTTTCACGGTGATGTCCCTTCTCTCAAGCAGGGAACTGAGGGCGAGGTCGACGACGGTTTTGTTGATCAGGCACAGTAACGGAAAGCTCATGGGGCTACCCATGGGCTGACCGCTCGTAGCGGACACGTAGGTCCCTTCACTGTCAAGCCACAGCTTAAGATCGCCTACTACTCTTAAGCACCTGATCTCCTCTTCTGTCAACCCCTCAGCTCTTTCTATCAAGATTTCGATAGCTCTCCGTACGTACGCTATCTTAATTTTGTCAGTTGCCTGCTCGTAGTCGAAAGACAACCATTGCTTTCCCTCGGCCGCTTGGTCGAGGTGGAGAAGCCGCTC